GTGATACCACATACAGGATTTCTCTAGTAATTTGAGAGGTTTTTAAAATTTAATCTAATTTTTAGATTTGCTAGCTAACCTCTCGTATTTGTAAACATTGAAGTTTTCATTACTATTGTGTCAATTCACAATTATAGTTATTAATATATTAAATAATATTGATATTTTTTAATGTAAACAAGTTTAAAAAGGTTTTGTATTTTCTCTCCTTTTTAATTCTTTTATGTAATGATGATAACCAAGTTCTTTTTTTGCATCTTCCCCATACAAAATTTCTTCATCATACCACATTTCATCATAAGTATGACCACCACCATACATTACTTTTAAACCCTCTTCAGCTTTTCTTTCTATAAGGTTTATTATGTTTTGTAAGTGACTTAAGTTTAAATCCTTTAACAAAATCTTTTCTCCATTTTTTGTTACATGAGTGTATTCCATAATATTATAATTTTAAAAGGTTGATGAATGATAAAAATAAAAGAAATAAAATCTCTCCAAGTTTTAAAGTAATAAATTCTTAAAGTAAAGAAGGAAAGAAAGCTATAGTGTAGGTAATAGATAGCCCAGTTTTAAAAACTGATAATTAGTAATATGATTTATTATTAAGTGAATGAAAATTTTGATGAGGAAAATAAAAGGGTAAATAAGTAGGTTGGAGGTGTGTCATCTTCTCTAACTTCTTCACAATCAATTGATTAAACTCTTTTTTTTACTCTTTTTCTTTCACTTTTTTGTGTATTTCTTTCTATTTTAGATAGATTTTCAAATCTTTTTTCAAATCTTTGATTAGATTTACTGCTTATTAAGCAACTTAGGGCAAAGTTATAACTTTTTTTTTTAATAATCAAGTCTTTTTTAAAAAAAAATGAAAAAAAGTTAATTATTTGCTTAAATAGATTATTTAATAGATTAATCAGTAGATTTAATAGACCAATTAATCAATGGGCTTATATAAGGGTTATAAAAAAGGGGTTAAATAGGGCTTTATTTAGATAAAAAAACCTTCCCTTTGTGTAATTGAGATATGGATATTGTCAATTATATAGTTTACACATCGGGAAGGCACCACAACTTTTAACTTATTTTAATATGAATTGCATATTAAAAAGGTTTTTGAGTAGAGTTGTGATTAACTTTTAAGAAAGCTATAGGTTAATAAGGACCTGTAAAATATTAAAGTTTGAATAGATTTTTTAATTCATACTTTATTATCTTTTGTTAATCTTTGTAACATTAAGATTAGGTAATGAATACAGAGTGTTTCACGGGTTTTAAAGTCGTTCTGGTGGTCTTTGTTGGTGTTGAGTGGTGTTTTGGTCTTTATGAGAGCTTTTGCATTATTACACACCATTTTCACACTTTGGTGTGTGTGGTTTGCATTTTTAAAAAACATAAAAAAGCACTACCGTTAGGTAGTGCCTTTAGTGGTCTAAAGCTCAGCTTTGTTTTCAGGCTCTGTTTCAGGTGTAACAGTTGCTCTTTTCTTAATGCCTGAAAGAGCTTTTTCCATTTTAAGCTCTGCAAGAGCTTTAATATAGTAAGCTCTAATTTCAGGGTCTTTTTCACTTTTAACCAAAGCTTCCATAACATCAATTTGGTCGTCACCTGGTACATAATATCTTGTACCATCTTGGTTAAAAGCAAGCTCTGCTGTTTGACCGATTGGTTGTGTTGTGAAATACAATGGCTTACCATTGTCTGATAATATCACTTCATAACCTTCAGCTTCTTTAATTTTAGCATATTGGTCTAACTCTTCTTTAGTACCATTAACTTCATAGGCAAATGTTAAATTTCCTGCCTTACTTCTGTACTGATTTACTTTTACTAATTTCATAACTTTTTTAATTTTTAGTTAAACATTTATTTTTCCTAAGTGTGGGGTCTTTATAGAGCTATTTTTATAAAAAAGGGTGGTTACACCCTTTTAATTCTAATTACATTCAAATCCTTTATTGAAAAGGATTTGTGATAGAAGGTTTTAATTCTATTCAATCCTTTTACAAGTGCCTGACTGTTAGAGCTTGCCTTTAAGCTCATACTAATTCTTGCACCATTTTTTAATGATGCTCTTACTTTGAAATTTTCCATATCTCTCTTTTTTTATTTATAAATACTATAACCAAAATTTACAACATATTTATCTATGTTGGGTTGAACGTGCTTAAACTTTTTAAAACTTTTTAATAAAGCACTAACTCTGTTTAAAGCCTGTTGTTCAACAATAAGTTCATTACTATTTCCTATAGTAATATGAACTTTGTAATTGACAATTCTTGTTTTCATATCTCTTATTTTTATTAAATGATGGGTCTTATCAGGGCTAATTGAGGGGTTATAAGTGGTTGCAATACAACATAGATATAACCACCATTATATTAATAACACAACCATATGATAACCATTACAATATAGATATAACAATCATAATGAGTAGTGCCAAGCCTAAGCAAAGGCTTAAAAATATAGGTTGATAAACATTTATCCCCAACAATAAATTAAATCTATGACTCTGAAATATTATTTGAAGTACCAAATTTAATCTAGGGGGAACCCCTCAATTTTTTTTCAAGTGGGGGGTCTATAGGGGGAGATCTTCACATTCTCTAACACAAAACTAAAAAAATAGCCTTGGTTATTTTTATTATATTTTTTTAAATTTTCCAACTTTTTATATTATTTATTAACAATAGGCATATTTTTTTAACAGTTATTTTCATCAAAAAACAGCTTAAAACTTAGGTTTTTCAACTGTTAAAAATTGAAATTTGTATATATAGGGTTTGGGAGTGTGTTGCCGGATTAAAAAAAAAGTTGTAGATTTGTTGCAAAGAAAGAAAGAAAAAAAAGAAAAGAAGCAAAAGAAAAAAAAGAAAGAAAGAAATAATATTTCTTTTTAATCTAATTAAAAAAACAAAATTTAAAAAAAATTAATTAATTTTTAATACGTATATAATAATACGTAATTGGGGGGTTTAATATTATTTAGAGTTTATGATTATAGAAGGTGGCATACACGGGATTTCAAAGATATTATATGAAATTGATTCTGTTTATTTATCTAAGTATTATGATTATAAATTTCCTAATTATTCTGATTTAGATTTTGATGATTTTTCTTTTTATTTAAGAGCTGTTAATTATTATATTACTAATAAAGATTGTTCTTTAGAAGATTTTTTCAATCATTGTTTATCTGACAGGTTATTAAATGGTTGGATTTGCGGTAATGATTTTAATTTTAAGAGAGGTGTTAGTCCTTTTGTTTTGACTTATAAAGAATTAGATTCTAAAATGTTATTAAGATATGAATTGCTTTTATCAGTTATTAAAAGTTTTTATTAGCATAGTTGAAAATTATTAAGATGCATAAGGTAAAGTATAAAAAAAATAAAAACACATATTATGTAAGACTTGTTTTACCTTTATATAATATTTCTTATTATGTATTTGTTGGAGATACTATGTTAGATACTTGTAAATATTTTGATAAAGTTTTTAAAGGTAGTTTTTATTCAAAAGATCCAAATGTATATACTTCGGGTGCTTATTGTTCAAAGAGCATTTCTACAGAAGGTGATGTTTATTTTTCATTATTATTTTCTAGAGAATTTTTAAAACAAAATAAAAATAGTTTAATTGCACATGAAGGTTTACATTTAACTTATTTTATTGGTGAATATTTAGGGTTAATTTTTGATATTGAAAATCATGAAGCTCAAACTTATATGTTACAAGATATAGTTAATAAAGTAACAAAAGTTCTTAAATAATTTTTATTTGTTTAAGATTCTTTGTATATTATATATATAAAGAAATTTTAAACATGGCTCAAGACAGTAATAATAATATAGAGGTTTTATTAAAGAAAGGTAAAGTAAAAAAAACTTTAGATAAGAATGATTATTTTATCCTTCAATCCTGGAATGATCGAAATGGAGGTTATAAAGATAAAATTGAAGAATATGCTATAAAAGCTTCCGATGTAGCAAGTACACCTACTGTTGATACAAACACTTGGGATATGAGCAATGTTGCTTTTATAGATGGTATCAACGGTGATGATTCAAATGGTGTTTTAGGAGATGGCAACAAACCTTTTAAAACAATTTCTAAAGGTTTAGAGTTTTCTGATAAAATAATTGTTAAATCTGATATTTTAATTTCTGATTATGTTAGGATTAGAGATAGGGTTGTTGATATTTGGTTTATGCCGAATACAAAAAGTTATAATTTAACTTTTAGAACAGAAGGTAGTGTATCTACTTTAAACTTATACAATTCAGGAAATGTTATTCATACAAATACTACTTTTTATAGTGTAGCAAATATAGGTTATTTAAATGTAACAGGGAGTGGTGATTTTGTAAATTTTCAAGGTATTTTAAGTTATTCGCTAAAAACTTGGTATGTGCATTTTGTTTTTAATAAGATGTATGATACAAGCTTGAATAGTGGTCATGTGTTATTTGCTTCTACAAATTCTGATTTTTATATAGAAGGGGTTTCTATAAAAAGAGATGTAAGAAATAGTTCAGAAGCAATTTTTAATATTAGATCTAATGCTAAAGTAAGAGTTAATATAGAAGAAAAGATTCAAAGTAATGTAAGAATTTTTTATTTTAGAAATCAAAGTTCTAGTCTTTATACAGGTGAAACAAAAATAACAGTCCCTGAAATATCAGTTGTTGAAAGTTCTTATTATTATGTATTATCTGCTGCTATTGAAATACAGCAAGTTTCTTCGGGGTCTATCGAGTTTAATATTGATAAAATAAATAGAAGTAAGTTTAGTAACCCTATAAATGATGGATTAATTTCAATGTACTTGATAGGTTATGTAGGAGATTGTAAAATTGATTTTAATAACACATATTTTAAAGATTTTAATAATTCTTTATTGTTTAATGTTAATTATTACAATATTGCATATTTTTTAAACTTTAATAACTGTCATTTTGATTTATTAGCTAATGTTAAATTTTGGAACGGGTTAAGTCCATCTTCTAATCAAGGTACACAAACTACAACGATAAGATTTGAAAATTGTTTTTTTGAACTAGACAAAACTTATTTTTCATTTGAAAATAGTTCTTATTATTACTTTACAAATTGTAAAATTAAAGGAGATAACCCTATTGTATTTGAATTAAGTACCGGAGCTAATACTGCTGAATTATTCTTATATAATACAGTTATAGAAAATACAAATAGCACTAACATGATTTCTAATTACGATTCTACTAAACATTCTGTAGGATTTCATGCAGTTATAGGAAGTTTACCACTAAATGCTGGAGTAGTTGATGATTTTGGTGGATATGTTAATAATACAAAAGTAAAAATATGATATATATAAGCGTAAATAAGGCTACAAATTCTGAACATTTTTTTATAAATGGAATAACAGAAGATGGTACAACAGTAGCTAGTGAAAATTTTATTGATGAAATAAAAGATCTTACAATTAAAAATTCTTTAATTTCTTTCATTGATAATTACATTAATGATAAAAATATTGTTATTACAAATTATGATGGAGAGTTAGATTTAGATTTATTTGTAAATAAAGTAGTAAATGATAATGGTGACACCCCTATTCAATTAGATTATTTAAATATGAAAACTGAGGTTGATGCTTTAATTAATTTTATAAAACAATTTAATATATTATAATATGGGTTTAGGAAATAATTCAATGGGTGCAAATTCTGGAAATAGAGGAAGTAATTTCAACTATGAGTTTAGATCTTTACAATTGCTATCTCAGATTGTCAATAATGTATCTGGATCAGTTGGAGGAGCAGCAACAGAAGCAACTTTACAAAGTGTTTTAAATACATTAAATTCAAATAAGGATGTTGAAATATTGCTTATAAAAGATACTGGAAATTCTGATAAGATTGTTCAACAAATAAAAAAATATGATCAGGGTACTGGAACTTGGAATACTACGTATGAAGAAGCTGATGGCACTCCGTATATTCCAGTTGGTCCTTTAGTTTATTTAGATATATCTTCAATATTAAATTTATTATTAAATGAATTATTAACTTTAAACAGTAAAGATTTTTCTACAGAAAGTACTTTATCAACTGTAGCTACTCCCGTTGTTAATATACCAGTTAATGTAATTAGATCTACAACTGCTGGGGCAAATACTATAGGAGCTGGTAAGAGAAGAATCTCTTTTTTCAATGCTGGAAATGCTGATACAAATGTTGGTGGTTCTATTTTAAAAGCTGGAGAAGTAATTAGTTTTTCAGCTGATGGGTTAAGAGATAGTTTATCATCAGTATCTTATGATTCTTTAACAAGTGAATTATTAATAACAACTGTAGGATAATGGATATATATAGATTATTACCTAAAGACCAATATGATGCTGCAATTAATGCAAATTCTCCTTCTGCAACAAATGCTTTTGCTACAATTTTAGACCTATCTGGAATTACTAATATTTATAATAATGATGGAACAATAGGTTCTACTAGATCTGTTGGAATAACTGATAGTTTAAAATTTGGTTCAGACTTATTAGTTTTAGATGAAATTAATAGAAGAGTTGGTATTAATAAATCTGTACCAACAGCAGGTTTTCATGTATTATCTATAAATGAATTTGGTTCATATTTTGATGGATATAGCACATCACCATCAGAGTATATCATGAAATTAAGGAATTTTGATGGCACTAACTATACAGAATTAAATAGATTTAGAAATAATGGTAAAGTTGAGTTATGTTTGAACAATCCAAATTTATCAGTAGGAAATGCTTATAATAACACTATTATAAATAGCAATAGTATAACAAGTAACGCTTTAAATGGGGGTAATGGTGCAAATGGAGTAGGCTTTGTAGCTAAAAATAATGCTAATTCAAATAATGTACAAATAGGATTTTATTCTAATAAATTTGGAAGAAGCTATATTAGCAGTACTCATGATATTATATTCACAAATTGGGTTGGAAATGATTTAGGTTCTTTTACTAATGGTGCAGAAGCAATGAGAATAGGCAATAATACAATGCAAGGTGTTTCAATCGGAACAAATAACACATCATTACAGAAGTTCTTAGTTAGAGGAAGTGGAAATTCAAATTCTACAATTTTAGCAAGATTTCAAGCTTTAGCAGGAAATGATTTAATCACTTTCTATAATGGAGGAAGTATTAGTATTGGAGCTACATTATCAGCAAATCAATCTTTATTAGAAGTTAATGGAGATGTAGAAATAGTAGATTCAACTAAAGGCTTTATAGTTCATGATAGAAATGATGGGAATAGGTATCGTATATTCACAACTAATGGTATATTAAATACTGAAATAGCATAATTAAAAAAAATAAAAAACATGGCAATTCAAGTAAATGTTCAAACAAATAAAGATGGTTTAATAATACCATCAGGATTAATAATAGTATATAACACTCATTTTCCAACAGGAACGCCTCAAGCAGATGAAAATGGCAATTTTAATGGGGTTATAAAAGCTAAAGTCACAGCTGATTTAATACCATTTACAAACAAGGCTGTTTATCAATCGAGTTTGGGTAAAAATAGTTTAGGCTATGTAGATGAAGTTCCAACTTATTATGAAAGAGAATTAACAGCAGATGATTATATAGCTCTTTCAGGCACAAATGCTTTTTTAACAGTAAGTACATGGATTAAAGAATTTATTGAAACTAAAGTAGGTGCTGGAAATACTTCAATAGTTGATTTAACTATAATTTAATTAAATAATTATGGGAAATAGAATACATTTAACAACAGATGATATTGGAGTTAGTGTTGCAGAAAATAAGTGGCAACCAACAGCAATAATATTAGGTTCTTGTGAAGTCAACGGAGCTACAAAAGCATTATCTTTAGGAGCTGGTATTTATATACGGTTTGACCCTAGTTCCGATGATGAAATTTTATTTAATGTTGCATTATTTAGAAATGGCTTAGTTTATGACGGAAGTAATATTAATGTTGAAATAGATTGGATGAAATATGGTTCTACTGGAGGAACTGTATTATGGGAATTAGATTATGCTTTTGTTTCTATTGGAGAAAATGCTTACAGTAAACAAGATGGAACAATAACTAAAACTGTAGATGTTTCAGCATTGGGCAATCAAGTTTTAACTACAACGTCATTAGGAGCAATTTCTGGAGTTGCTGGGGCTAAAATATTAATTCTAACATTAAGGAGAAATTCAACAGGAGTTGGTTCAGACACATATAGTGGAGATGCAGAAGTTTACGGATTTAATATTTATTAAAAAATTATGGCAACAATAGTACAATTATATAGAAAATACGGTAGCCCTAAAATTGCTATTGATTTTTTAAAAGCAAGAGCTTTAGCAAAAATTGAAATGGTTAATAAAGGAGGATGGAATAATTTAACAGATGAAGAAAAAGATTACATCATACTTTTTTATTTAAAAGATCCTTCTATTGATGAAGCGACTAATAATACAAATAAAGTTACTTATTTGATGGGAAAAGGAATGTCTTATAATGAAGCTATAGATTATTTGACAACAGCTTATTCTAAGTTTCACTCAAAAGAAAGAGATTCAACTTATAAAAGAGCTACTTCTGTAGATACAACTAATTTATTAGCAAAATATTTAACAACTGAAGATATGGCTTCATTTTTAGATATTACTAAAATGATGATTGATAAATATAAAGATGAAGGAATAACGGGAACTGAATATAGTGTTGTTGGAGAAGGGTTAACTGATTTTATAAACAGTACACCTGGAACATCTTTTGAAAATTTAGGATTAGCTAGTCAAGGTTATGTTTTAAAAACAGGAACTATTGATGACTTAAAAAATGGATTAATAGATATTTTAATTAACGGTAATTATGCAAAATAATGGGATTATTTACACCAGATGAAATAGTATATAACTTTGGAAAGTTAGTAGGAAATGTTATACAAATAGATAATGTTAATTATACTATAAGCTATGTTAAGCTAGAGAAAATGTCAAGACAGCTTTCTGTTGAAACAACAAGTGGAGACATTATACCTTTAAATCAAGATGAATTTTATGAATTTCCAAACTTAACATATACACCTTTTAAAGTACCTACAAAACCAAAACCAAAAAAAAGAAAAAAGCAATAATAAAATAATTATATTTTTAAAGATATAATTTGTATATTATATATAACAAACCAAATTAAATAAAATGACAATTTTTAAAGATAAAATAACAGATATTAGCTGGCTAAATGAAGAAGGAAATAATATTCAATATTCTTTTTCAGATTTAGCAATATTATGTTTAAATAGTAAGCCTGAAAAAGGAGGCTATTCTATTATAGAAATGGCTGAAAGACTTTCTATAATTGATAAATTAAAAGAGTGTAAAGAAAAAGAAACTGTAGAGCTTGAAGCAAAAGAAGTTTTAAAATTACAAGAAGTAGTTAAATTTATGTCAGATAAATGGCAAATAATGCATAAAGACATTGTCGAATTTGATAGTTATATAATGAATTTAAAATAAATGATAAAAGGATTAGTAATATCAGGAGGAGGCTGTAAAGGAGCTTTTGCAGCAGGTATTTTGTATAAGAATAAAAAAGAATATGATAAATATTATGGGACTAGTACAGGTTCTTTAAATGTATTATTAGCTGCTGTTGGTAAATATGAAGAACTAAAAGAAAATTTTATAGTAAATAATGAAGACATATATGATATAAACCCTTTTAATAAAAAAAATAAATTATCATTATTTAAAGCTTTTATTAGATTTATAAAAAGAAAAAAAACAATAGCTACAACAAACAAACTTTTAAAAAAAATAAGAGAGCTTTATACTGAAGATGACCATAATAGATTAGAAGAAAAAGAAATCATAGTTACAGTTACTAACTTAACAACAAGAAATGTTGAATATAAATCGTCAAGCTCTTATTCTTGGGAAGATTTTACATATTGGGTTTGGGTTTCAACATTAGCATATCCTTATGCAGAAACTGTGTTTATAAATGGTTATGAATATGGTGATGGAGGTTTTAGTGTTAATTTACCAATAAAGATAGCATCTGAAGATTGTGAAGAAATTGACACTATTGTCTTAGTTCCTGAAAAACAAAATGAAAACTTTGAAAATCAATCTATATTAAATGGTATTACAAGTATTGTACATTTATTACTTGCCACAAGTATGAATAAAGATATATCAAATGGTAAAAAAATAAGAAAAAGTAAAATCAATTGGCATTTTACACCTTATACATTAACAGCTTTATCAATGTATTTTGATAAAAAACAAATGACTGAATGGTTTAATTTAGGTAAAACAGTAAAATTATAATGGACACACAAATAACAATAGCAACAATAGGAGGTCTTTTAGGAATTACTTTTGGAATATGGTCTTGGTTAAAGTCTAGAGATAAAGAAAGAAGTGAAAAAGATAAAGAAGCAACAGAAGTTAAAATAAAATTAGACATTTATAAAGCAGAACTTGAAGATTTAAAAAAAAGAGTTGATAATTTAGATATAAAAGTAATGCAAAAAATAGAAGATTTATCTAATAAAATTGATAAATTAATGCTTACAATAATTAATAAAATTGAAAATCATGATAAATAATTTAATTAAAAGTTTTAAAAATTTTCTTTCTAAAATAATTAGAAGAGATACAAATGAATCTTCAAAAAGATTTATTGCATTATGGACAATGTCTTTATTAACTTATGCTGTTTTGAGATATACAAAACATGATAATGTAGTGTCTATTATATCAGCATTAGCAACATTTATATTAGCTTTATTAGGTGTTGCTGTATGGGAACAAGTAGAATTAAATTCAAATAAAAATAAAAAAGAAGATGAGCTTGAATAAATTAAAAACAGTAGCTATTAATATAGCAAATACAGGTTCTCCTGAGGAGAAGAATGATTTAGCTATGATATTAATTGAAGCATTGAAAAATTATGGTAAGGGGGGTATAATAACAGATCCTGATATTGCTAAAAATTTTGTAAATGAAGAACAAATATCAAATACTGTAGTAACAAAAAACTCAAAAAGGAGTAGGTATGTATCTGGAAACAAGTATGGAACTTCAAGAATAAAAGAAATTGAATATTACACACAATTTGTAACATCACAACATAATATTTTACCAGATATTATGCAGACTTATTTTGAGATATTTTCAATTTTAGATCCTATTTCATATTTAGACACAACACCCTATAAAGATTTTTATATGAAAAGAGCTTCTCTAATTGATATATCAAATTCAACAGGTTCTCCTTTTGAAGGAGTAACAGGAAATCCAAATTATTTATATATAAGTCCTTTTAAAACAGATCCTAATTCTTATATATATAATGCTCCTATTGGAGATTTGACTATATAATAATCATAACGTTGGTTAAAAATTAAGCAGGGTAATTCCTGCTTTTTTTTATTAAAACTTGTAAAGTTTAAAAATTTTTTATATTTTTACACAAATTAAGTTTAATTAATTATTAAAATAACAAAAATTATGAAAAAAAGTAAACAAGATTTTTCTTCATTATCTGAAGAAGAAATTGAAGAAATGGTAAAAACTAGAGACCTTCAAAAAAAAGAAATGTTTAATTTTTATAAAGAGGAGATTCCTTTTTTAAAAAAAATGTTTGAATATGAAGAACTAATGATGAAAATTGAAGCTGTTAAATTAGAAAAATTAAAAATAATGATAGGACAAGCTCAATTAATGAATGGACCTAAAAAAGGTAGTGATAATGACATTGATGTAAAAGAAGAAAATGTAGAACCAAAAGAAAATAAAAAAAATGAATAGATATTCTGATAAACAAAGATTTATTTATTTGTTAGACGCAGGACATGGAGGACTAATAAATAATGAATATGTTACAAAAGGAAAAAGAAGTCCTGTTTGGGAAGATGGTTCACAATATTTTGAAGGAGTTGGTAATAGAGATATAAGAAAAAAATTAGCTAATAAGCTTGATTTTTTAAATTTAGATTATCACTTTGTAACAAATGGACCTCTTGATGTTGATTTAGATGATAGAGTTAGAATAATTAATAGTTATTGTGATGCCTATAATACTAATAATTGCGTTTTAATATCAATCCATTCAAATGGTTATAAAGAATCTTCTGCAAATGGATGGGAAGTTTATACAACAAGAGGACATACTAAAAGTGATATTTTAGCAACAATAGCATATGAGGAAATGATAAAAAAATTTCCAAAAAGAAATTTCAGAAAAGATACTAAAGATGGTGATGTAGATAAAGAAGCTAATTTTTACATTATTGCTAATAGCAAATGTAGAGCTATTTTAACTGAAAATTTTTTTCATACAAATCCTCATGAGTGTAAAAAAATATTGATGACTGAAAAAGGTAGAGATGACATTGCTCAAGCTCATTTAAATGCTATTTTAAGATTTGAAAAAGAAATAAAATAATGGTTAAATTAAACAAAATCCAAAAATCTGGTTATATGAACTTATGGGACATAGTTATGTTCCAGGTTCATATATATTGTATTTTAAATAATAAAAATTTATCAATATCTGATATTGAATGTATTACTTTATTGTCAATAAATGGAGAAATGGAATTGTCTGATTTTTGTAATATAGCTTGTGAATATGAAGAAAGAGATAGAGATCCTGAAAACTATTTAGAAAAAGCTGTTTTTAAAACTCCTCAATCTGTAAGAAATTCAGTTTCAAAACTTGAAAATTTAAATATAATTTTAAAAGAAGGAAAAAGTAAAAAAAAGATAAAAGTAAATCCCAATTTAAATATTGTTACTAAAGACAATATTTTTATTGAATTAAAATTTTTAAGAAAGAATGACTCCGAAAAACAATAAAGATTTAGTAAAAAGTGTATCTGAAGAACTGAACTTATCAGAAGAATTAGTTTATGATGTGACAGGTTTTTATTGGAAATTGATTAAAAAAGAGGTTGATGAGTTTTCTGATTTAAGAATAGAAGTTAAAGGTTTAGGTAATTTTAAAGCTAGAAAAAATAAAATTAATAGTTTAGAAAAAAAATATAAAATTCAATTAAAAAAATTTGAAAATTATAAGCATAATAAAAACATGTTATATACATATAATAAAGCTTTAAAAAAACTTGAAGATTTATCTAATTTAAGAAAGAAATTTGAAGAATATGATAAAAAAAGAGAATCTTTTAAATTAAAAAAAGAACAATATGAATATCAAAAAAATAATAAAAAATAGAAAATTAATTTTAGAGGGTTTAAAGAATAACATTTTTAAAAAAGAAGCTGTTGAAGAAATTGCATCAGAAAGAATGAATATTTGTATAACTTGTCCTTATATTGATTTAGAAGGTGATAAGTGTGAAGTTAAAGGTACACAACCTTGTTGTGGTAAGTGTGGTTGTTCCTTAAAATTAAAATTAAGATCTTTAGCTTCTAGTTGTGGGGATAAAGAAAACCCAAGATGGGAAGCTGTATTATCAGATGAAGAAGAAGTAAAACTAGAAAATTTAAAATAATGAGTTTAATATTTAAAGAAGAAGGTCATAAATATGAAAATATAGATCCAGAATCTAAGATAAAATGGACAGGTGTTACAAGTTTTATACATAGTTTTCAAGAACCTTTTGATAAGGGAGCTGTTGCTATTAAATCTTCTAAAAATAAAAATTCGAAATGGTATAATATTAATCCTGAAGAAATAATAAAGATTTGGGATGAAGAAAATAAAAGAGCCATAACATTAGGTTCTTATTATCATAACCAAAGAGAATCTGACATATTAAGTTTAGATACTTTAGGTGTTGAAGGAATTGATTTACCAATAATACCTCCTATAATTAAAGAAGGTGTTAAGTATGCACCAAAACAAAGATTATCAAATGGAATATATCCGGAACATTTTGTTTATTTAAAATCTGCAGGTTTATGTGGACAAGCAGATAGAGTTGAAGTTATTGATGGAAAAGTAAACATTATAGATTTTAAAACAAATAAAGAAATAAAAACTAAGTCTTATGTAAATTGGGAAGGTATTTCTAAGAAAATGTTATCTCCTATATCTCATTTAGATGATTGTAATTTTATACATTATTCTTTACAATTAAGTATGTATATGTATATGATTCTAAAACATAATCCTAAATTAAAGCCTGGTAAAATGATATTACATCATGTTGTCTTTGAAAAAGAAGGTGAAACGGAATTTGGGTATCCTATTATTAAATATAATGAAAATGGTGATCCTATTGTAAAAGAAGTAATACCTTATGAATGTAATTATTTAAAGGATGAGGTAATTACATTAATTAATTATTTAAAAGAAAAAAAACAATATGATAGCTAAATTATTTGACGTACAAAATGGTAAAATAATACCTACAGAGCATTGTTATACTATTAAATGGTTAAAAGATATAATGGAGGAATATAAAGAAGATGATGAGTATTTAAAAGTATATATGTATTTGTTTTACATGACTTATCCTAATCCAGATGAAAATCCTTATTTTCATTTTATATCAACAGATAAAGAAGAAACTATATTAAATGATATAGATGCTAATTTTTCTACAGAAGATGAATTAGTTCAAAATGCTTTAAAAAAAATAAAAAAGATGTATGAAACACCTACATCAAGAGCTTATGAAGGCATAGCCGGAATGTTAGACAAACTGGCAAAGTTTATGAAAACAGAAGAAATAACAACAGGTAGAGATGGTAATATGACAGCTATAATACAAGCTGCTAAAAACTATGAACAAATAAGAAATTCTTTTAAAGGAGCTTATAAAGATTTACAAGATGAGCAACAATCAAGAGTGAGAGGTGGTAAAGGTATTTCTTATGATCAGATGTAATGTATGAAAAGAAAACAAGATTATCCATTATTTATACCGACTTGGGAAAATGGTCAATGGGTTCAGGATACTGAATTTAATTCTTTAGAAGAATTTATTTCTTTTTTAGAATCACTATTTAAAGAACCAGGGCAATATAATTTTGATGAAAGTACTATTTTATGGAAAGAACAGGCTTTAAATTATAATAAAAATGGATTTTATTGTAAAGCTCCTTTTAGAAGTAAGGATTTTATAAATTACTGGGATGATCAAAAAAGGAAATCAAGAATAGGAGTGATTTGGAAAAATAATGGTAACACTTGGTATTTAACAAGAAACTATTATTTTTGGTTAAATTTTTTACCAATATTTGACAAAGAAAAAGGGATATATGATTTCCCTAATATTTGGGATGTTCAATATCATATGGCATTGTATGAAATATTAGCTGAATTAAACAATAAACACGTTGCTATTTTAAAGAAAAGACAAATTGCTTCTTCTTATTTTCATGTAGGTCTTTTAATAAATTATTATTGGTTTGAAGAAGGTGCTAAGTTAAAAATGGGAGCTTCTTTAAAAACTTTTATAAATGAAAAAGGTTCTTGGAAAATGGCTCAAGAATATTCAGATTTTTTAAATGAACATACTGCCTGGAACAGAGCACATAATCCAGGAAAAGTAATGGATTGGGAGCAAAAAATACAAATAACCATTAATGGTAGAGATATTTATAAAGGTCTTAAATCAACTTTAACAGGTCATAGTTTTGATAAAGATGCTACAGGTGGAGTTGGTGGACCTTGTCGTATATTCTTTCATGAAGAAGGAGGTATTGCACCTAAAGCAGATCAAACATATGAGTTCATGAGACCAGCTTTAAGTTCCGGAATGCTAACCACAGGATTATTTATAATTGCTGGTTCAGTTGGTAATTTAGATCAATGTAAACCTTTGAAAAAATATATATTAAATCCAGAAAAAAATGATTTTTACGCAGTAGAGTCAAATTTAATAGATGAAAAAGGAACCATTGGAAGGCATGGGTTATTTATACCAGAACAATGGTCAATGCCTCCTTATATAGATGAATATGGAAATTCATTAGTTGAAGAGGCTTTACAGGCAATAATGCAACAAAGAGTAAAGTGGAAAAAAGATTTAGAACCTTTTGAATATCAATTGCGGATTTCACAAAAACCAACAAACATCAAAGAAGCTTTTGATTGGAGGTCTGAATCAATTTTTCCACTTAATTTAATAACCCAACAGCAAAGAAGAGTTGATGATGGTTTATATCCTTATGAGAGAATTGAATTAAAAAGAAATTTAGAAAAAAACATAGTTGTTAAAAAATCAGATAAACAACCTATAACTGATTTTCCTGTTAAAAAGAATATGGTAAACAAAGAAGGGTGTTTACTTGTATGGGAAAGACCTAAAGAAAAACCTGAATGGGGTATGTATTATGCATCTGTGGATCCTGTATCTGAAGGAGCAACTACAACTTCAGATTCTCTGTGTTCTATTTATGTATATAAAAATTCTATAAGAGTTAGAAAAAAAAGAGAAGATGGGAGTTTTGAATATTCAGTTGAACCTGGTAAGATAGTTGCAGCATGGTGTGGTAGATATGATGATCTTAATAAGACACATGAGCAATTAGAATTAATAATAGAATGGTATAATGCTTGGACACTTGTTGAAAATAATATTGCTTCTTTTATTCTTTATATGATTGCTAAAAGAAAAAATAAGTATTTAGTACCTAAAGATCAAATATTATTTTTAAAGAATATAGGGTCTAATAAAACTGTATATGCTGACTATGGTTGGAAAAATACAGGTAGATTGTTTAAAGATCATATGTTATCTTACACGTTAGAATTTTTAAATGATGAAATTGATCAAGAATTAGATGAAGATGGTGTAATTATAAATAGAACTTATGGTGTAGAAAGAATACCGGACCCTATGTTATTAAAAGAAATGTCAGAATATAGAGAAGGTTTAAATGTTGATAGATTGGTTTCTTTTGCAGCTTTAGTATCATTTATAAGGATACAAGAATCTAATAGAGGTATTAAAGAAGTTGAAGAAAAAACAGATTCAACTTTGGATAAGTCTAAAAATTTGTTTAACTTAAAGAGAAACCCTTTTGTTAATTTAGGAAAATCTAAATACAAAAAAACTAACACACATAAAAGAGGTTTTAGAAATTTAAAATAATATGGAAGTATATAATGCATTAGATTTAAAAAAAGGTAAAAAGTCTAAAATAAATAAAATAGCTACTTTAACACAACCTATTCAATTTTTACCTAGATCAGAAAAAGATGAAGATTGGGTTGTTTGGAATATGGATTGGTTTGAATGGCAAGGTTTAAAACAATTAAAAAGAAATGCTAAAAGACTTTTAAAAAATTATAAGTTAGCTAATGGTATTATAGATAAAACAGATTACATAGTTGAAGAAAATAATGAATATTCTGATATAGTAGAACAATTAACTTCAGATGAATTATCAGCTTTTGAATTAAAATTTTATCCTATTATTCCAAATGTAATTAATACTTTAGTAAATGAATTTAGTAAAAGAAATACAAAATTAATATATAGGACTGTTGATGAAAATTCATACAATGAAATGTTGGATTTAAAAAGAAAACAGATTGAAGAAAAACTTTTAGGAGATGCTCAAGTTAAACTATTAGCTAAATTACAAGAACAAGGGGTTAATTTAGGAGATCCTAAAGTTCAAGAACAAATGAACTCTCAATTAAAAAGTTTACCTGAAATTCAAGAATTTTATGAAAAATCTTATACAGACATTGCAGAAGAATGGGCACAACATCAATATGAAGCAGATGTTGAAAGATTTTCAATGGATGAACTTGAAGAAAGAGGTTTTAGAGATTTATTGATTACAGATAGAGAATTTTGGCATTTTAAAATGTATGAAAATGATTATGATGTTGAATTATGGAATCCAGTTCTTACATTTTATCAAAAATCTCCAGATGTAAGATATATTTCAGAAGGGAATTGGGTAGGTAAAGTTGATATGATGACTGTTGCTGATGCTATAGATAAATATGGATGGTTGATGACTCAAGAGCAATTAGAAAAACTTGAAGCTATTTATCCAATTAGATCTGCTACTTATGGTACAGAAGGTTATCAAAATGATGGTTCTTTTTATGATTCAACTAAATCTCATTCAGATAATGTTGATATGCCTTCATTAGCTTATAGACAATTTACATCTGTAAGTAATGATTTTACAAATTCAGGTTTTGATATTGTTTCTTGGATTTTAGGTGAATCAGAAGATTTTTTAGATTTTGGTCAAACTAATTTATTAAGAGTAACTACAGTATATTGGAAATCTCAAAGAAAAGTTGGATATTTAACTAAAATAGATGAATTAGGAAATATTGATTCAAAAATTATTGTAGATGAAAATTATAAAATTACTGATAAACCCATTTATAACACTCAATTATTTACTGAAAAAACCAAAGATAATTTAATATATGGTGAACATATTGATTGGATTTGGATTAATGAAGTTTGGGGAGGTGTTAAAATAGGACCTAATCATTCTGCTTTTTGGGGTTTAAATAATAGTAATGGAATTGATCCTATTTATTTAGGCATTAATCAAAATAAAATTGGAAAAATTAAATTTCAGTTTAAAGGAGATCATACTTTATATGGTTGCAAATTACCTGTTGAAGGTGCTATTTTTACAGATAGAAACTCAAAGTCTGTTTCTTGTGTAGATCAAATGAAACCTTGGCAAATAGCTTATAATTTAGTTAATAACCAAATAGCAGATATATTAGTTGATGAATTAGGTACTGTTATAGCATTGGATCAAAATGCCTTACCAAAACATTCAATGGGAGAAGATTGGGGTAAAAATAATTATGCAAAAGCTTATGTTGCAATGAAGGATTTTCAAATGTTACCTTTAGATACAACTATAACAAATACTGAAAACCCTTTAAATTTTCAACATTATCAAGTATTAAATCTTGAGCAAACTAATAGATTAATGTCAAGAGTTAATTTAGCTAATTATTTTAAACAACAAGCTTTTGAAGTTATAGGAGTTAGTCCTCAAAGAATGGGACAACAAATTGAACAGAATACAGCAGAAGGGGTTAGAGCTGCTATTAACAATTCATATGCTCAGACAGAACAATATTTTATCCAACATAGTGATTATTTAATGCCTAGAGTTCATCAAATGAGAACTGATTTGGCTCAATTTTATCAATCAACAAACCCTTCTGTTAGATTACAATATTTAACATCAAGTCATGAAAAGATTAATTTTAAAATAAATGGTACAGATTTATTATTAAAAGATATTAATGTTTATAGCTCAAGTAAAAGTTCTCATAGAGCTGTTATGGAAAGATTAAGACAATTGGCTATACAAAATAATACAACAGGTGCTTCTATTTATGATTTAGGAAATATAATTAAAGCTGATAGTATTCCTGAAATAACAGAAGTAATGAGACAATCTGAAAACAAATTAAAACAACAAAAACAACAAGAGCAAGAATATCAACAACAAATGCAAAAACAACAAATTGAAGCTCAACAAAGAGAAAAACAAATGGAGCTTGATTTTAAAGCAATGGAGGCTGAAAAAGAAAGAAGAAAAGATATTCTTGTTGCAGAAATAAAAGCTGCCGGATATGGTTCATTAGTAGATTTAAATAAAAATAATGAATCAGATTATGTTGATGCAATGAAAGAAATTAGAGGAAGTCAGCAATATCAAGAGCAAACTTCAATTAAAAGAGAGGTTGAGAGAAACAAACAAATGCAACATAGAGAAAAAATCAATTTAGAAAGAGAGAAATTAAACACTCAGAAAAAAATATCAGAAGACCAATTAAGAATAGCAAGAGAAAATAAAAACAGATTTGATTTTAAAAAACCAGAGGAAAAAAAAGAAAAAAATAATAAAAAGAAAAAATAAATAGTAATATAATCATTTTATTACCTTTTTATTAATAAAATGATTTAAACTTAATTAGTTTAAAAAGAATTAATTTATTAAATTATATTATAAACCAACAATAAAAATAGTATGTCAGATATTATAACAAAAAAAGAAGAAAAGACTATTGATTCAAAAGAGTTAGATCAGTTATTAGGAGTTCCTGGTGCTGATGTAGTAATAGTAGATGAAAAAGAAAAAAAACCTAATTTGTTTACTTCTGAAAAAGTAGATTTAAAATTCTTAAATGAAGAAGAAGAGGAAGAAGATGATAAGGGTGAAGAAGATGACAAAGGTGAAGGAGATGGTAAAGACGAAGAAGATGATAAAAGTGTAGAAGCTTCTAAAAAGCCTACAGAAGAAGATGT